CGATCTACACATACGCATCTGCTGACGCTCAGTCAGTGATTCGTGCGTCTGGATACTTTAACTCCATCTCGACCATCCTTAAAGTTGGCGACATCATTTTTTGCTACTCCGCAACGGGTGGCACTCCTGTGATGTCAACAGCCTATGTTGTCAGCAACGCTTCTGGCGTGGTTGACATCACTGATGGCGTGACAGTGACAGCAACTGACACCGATTAATCGGATCAGGTAACACGACGGGCCAACTTCTGATCACTCGGAGGTTGGCCCTTCTCACATTGAGAGGTTCACATGGCTTCTGGAGACACTGGCGTTTCAATCTGCTCTGATGCCCTGCTGATGCTGGGTGCAAAAGCAATCACGTCATTTAATGATGGCACCGATGCGGCCAGCGTTTGTGACCGCCTATACCCCGACATCCGCGACTCGGTGTTGACTACCTACCCCTGGACGTTCAACACCAAGAAGGTGCAGCTGGCTCAGCTGATCACCACACCCAATTCTGTCTGGCGCTATGAGTATCAGCTGCCAGGTGACCGGCTTGGCACCGTGCGAGCTGCTTATGCAACGGCAGCGCAAAACGCCTACCCAAACAAAGACTGGGAAATCCAGGGCGACAAGCTGCTGACCAACCTGCCGGCTGTTTACCTGGACTACCAGTACAGCGTCGGCGAGTTTGCCATGCCGCAATACTTCGTGCAGCTGCTCAAGTACATGATGTCCTGGCACTTGGCCATGCCGATCACAGAACAAAGCGACCGTGCCCAATACTGGCAAGGCGTTGCTGTTGGTGGCCCAGCTGAAAATGGCCGTGGTGGCTACATGCGCACTGCGATGAACATCGATGGCCAGGGCACACCGACCCGCGTCATTGAAGACTTCAGCCTGATTGCTGTGAGAAACTGATGCCGCGCTTTGTTGACATTCAAACCAACTTCAGCACGGGCGAGCTTGATCCGCTGCTGCGCTCGCGCATTGATCTGGCTCAGTACAACAACGCGCTGGCCAAGGCCACCAATGTTCTAGTGCAGCCACAAGGTGGCATTCGTCGCCGTCCTGGTCTGAAGCACATTGCTGAGCTGCCAAATTCTGCAGCCAACGGCGTGCGCCTGGTGCCATTTGAATTTAGCGTTGACGACAGCTACATGCTTTGCTTTGTCGATCAGCGCATGTATGTGTTTAAAGACGGCGTGCAAATTACAGCCATTAACGGTGGCGCCAACCCATATCTAACGACTAGCATTACCAGCGCGATGCTCAACCAGCTCAATTGGACGCAGTCGGCTGACACCATGTTTATCGTTCACCCAGACCTGGAGCCTGCCAAGCTGGTGCGCGGCGGTTCTGATTCGAGCTGGACAATTAGCACAGTTACATTTGACAACGTCCCTAAGTACGCTTTTAATTTAGATTCGCACACCAACAACTCGGAAACGCTGACCCCGTCAGCTGTCAGCGGGAATATCACGCTGACTACCACCAGTTCAAAACACGACACTGGTACAGCCCAAGCTGGAGCTAGCACCACCATTACCCTCAAATCGTCATCCAGCTCCACGGACGATTACTACAACGGTTTATATATCACAATCACTGGTGGCACCGGCAGTGGTCAGATTCGAATCATTGAGGACTATGTTGGCTCGACCAAGGTGGCCACCGTTGACAGGGCCTGGACGACAACGCCCAACAACACCAGCACATACAGCATCACCAGCTTCACAACTGAATCGGTCAACCAGTACATCAACGCGCAACCCCAAGGTCGCGCCCGCATTGTGCGGTATGTGTCTGCCACGGTGGTTGAGGCCGTGACCGAGTACCCGTTCTTCAGCGCCGCAGCAATTGACGCGGGGCGCTGGGAAATTGAACATGGATACGAAGATGTATGGTCTAGCACAAAAGGCTGGCCACGCACCGTCACATTCCATGAAGGCCGCCTATACTTCGGCGGCTCTAAGTCTCGCCCATCCACAATCTGGGGCAGCAAGATCGGCATCTTTGATGCGTTTTTGCCAACCGAGGCATTTGATGACGATGCTGTTGAGGCGACTCTGGACACCAGTTCACTCAACGTGATTGTTGACATGATCTCTGGCCGTGACCTGCAAGTGTTCACCACCGGCGCTGAGTTCTATGTGCCGCAGGCTGGCACAGAACCGATCACACCGCTGACGCTAACATTCAAGGGCGTGAGCCGCAACGGAACCAAGACTGGAACCCGCGTGCAGTCGCTTGAGTCTGGCACGGTCTACATTCAGCGCCAGGGCAAGTCGATTAATGAGTTCCTGTTCTCTGACACGCAGCTGACGTATGTGACGCAGCGCATCTCATTGCTGTCTGGTCATCTGCTCAAGTCGCCAACCAGGATGTCCTTGCGCCGTGCGACCAGCACAGACGAGGGCGATCTGCTCCTGATGGTCAATGACACCGACGGCACAATGGCTGCGTTCAGCATCATGCGTTCGCAGCAGATTACTGCCCCGTCCGAGTTCATTACCGATGGATTGTTTAAGGATGTCAGCGTTGACGTGACCGACATCTATGCGGTGGTCAAGCGTACATTCAACAGCACTGACAAATACTTTGTTGAGCTGTTCAGCTTTGATCGGTTTACCGACTGCGCGTTTGTGGGTGGTGCCGCAGCAAGCGCCGCCAGCCTGCCGCACATTGGCAAGTCGCTCAACGTCATCTGTGATGGCGTGCCGCAGGGCAATGAGACTGTGAGCGGTGGTGGCTCTGTCACGTTTGATCGCGCCAGCACATCCAGCTACGAGGTTGGCCTGCCGTTCACTGTGTATGCTAAAACGATGCCTGTTGAGGTTAAGCTGCAGACCGGCACGCGCATTGGTTTTAAGAAGCGGATCGTGGAGATCAATGCGCTGGTGGACACCACTCAGCACCTGGCGCTCAACCAGAACCCGGTGCCGTTTCGCACATTTGACAACCCGCTGCTTGACGACCCAGAGCCGACATTCACGGGCAGCAAGCGTGTCAATGGCGTGCTTGGCTACAGCCGCGAGGCAAGCATTGAAATATCACAGAGCTTGCCACTCAAAATGACCCTGCTTGGTCTTGAGTACAAGATCGCGGTGACTGGAGGAACATAATGTTTGAGGGACTTAACTTTTCTGGAGTTGACTACAGTCTGAGCGGTGGCTTCTCTGCGCCGTCTGGCCTGGGCATTAACTCCAGCAACATCACCTATGACTTGTACAGTGGCTTCGGTTCCACTGCTTCATTATCTGGCATTGATGCTTCTGCTTACGCATTTACTGACCCAAGCGCCTACAAGATCGGCAGCTTCGACTACAGCGTTTTTTCTGGCCTGGACACATCCAGTGGCTTTGATTGGGCCAGCATCATCAACGCGGGCAGCAAGTTCATCACGGCTGCTGGCGACGTTGCAAGCACCGCCGGCAACTATCTTGGCCCAGCATTTAATGCTTTGCAAACTGGCCTAAACTCTGCAGCGCCCTACTTGCAATTGGCAACGGCGATCACCAGCGCGGGTGCCCAAAAGACTGCGGCCATCTACCAGCAAGGTCTGTACGAAGTGCAGGCTATTGACACACTTCGCCTGGCACAGATTCGCACCGACCAAGACCAGAAGTATGCAGCCATCCAGGCTGGCCGCAAGCTCCTGTCAGCTGAGCGCCAGGCGCTGAACTACACAATCCAGGGCAACACATTGCTGCGCGGCATGGAGCGCTCTAACGCTGCTGTGCGTGCCCGTGCTGCGGCCAACGGCATTGTGTACAACGAGGGATCAGCTGCCAGCATCCAGGCTGCCAACGTAGGCGCCACCTACCGCGATGTCGGCATGTCAGACCTCAACGCTCTGACCGCTCGCATCCTGGGCTTTGAGGACGCAGGCGCAATGATCCTGGCTGCCAAAGAGCAGGCCGAGCTGACCATGAGCGCAGCCGAAGCGCAAGCCAGCCAGCTGCGTCTGGCCGGTCAATTTGCTGTGGACAGTGGCGGTTTGCTCTCTGGCGCCACATTGCTGCAAGGTGGTCTGAACTTCGCTCAGACTGTTCGCAATCCATTTACTCCTGGCTAAACTATGGCAGACCTTCCACTTCTCCAATCAGGCCGTGTTGAAGCGGCTGGCATTCCTGGCGCAGTGCTGCCAACGGTCAACGCACCGCAGGTTGACTACGTCGGCTTGAAGGCTGGCGCTCAGTACCAGAACACTGTCTCGCAGACATTGGATCGCTTGAGCAACCAGCTGTTTGGCATTGCCAAGACGGCGGCCACCGAGGCTGGGTTGCAGTACGCTGCTGACAATCCGCTGACAGATGAGCAGCTGCAGGCGGCAAAGATGGGCGACCTGGGCGCAATGAAGTCTGGTGGCGCTCTGAACATTTTTGACCAGGCGGTGCGCAAAGCCAGATCGTTTGAGTTGTCTAGCACGTTTGAGATGGAAGCACGCAGCCAAATGACCGGCATGCTGACTGCCGTTGAAATGGGCAAGGCCACCACAGAGCAGGTGCAGAACAAGCTGTCAACCATGATGGATGGCTTTAGCCGCAGCCTGGCACAAGTCGATCCAGAAGCCTCGCTCAAGTTCCGCGCTACGAGCGCCACCATGGGCAACACCGTGTTGGCCAAGGCAGCTGAGTTTGAGATGAAGCGCGAGAAGGCCCAGCGCCTGGCTAGGTTCGACGCTGACTTTGACAACAGCACACGCTTGCTTGAAGCAGCCGTGTCTCAGGGTTTTTGGGTAGACCCCAAGACCCAGCAAAAGCGCAGCATCGAGGAGCTGGCCGATGTGTACCGCCAGACAATCACCACCAGCGCCCTGCTGCTTGGCGATGCCACGGTGCAAAAGAGCTACAGCGACAAGTTTGAAGCAGCGCTCAAAAATGCCAAGGTCAATGCTGTGACCAAGTTCTTGCTGACTGATGATGCCTCGATGGCAGACCCAGAGGCAACGCTCAAGAACATCCAGGTCGGCAACGTCGGCAAGATGTCAGACCTGGTCAAGGGCATGCTGATGACTGACTACGGTTCAATCGAGAAGGTTTCAGCCAACTACATGGTGGCCGTCAACGCACGCAACACAGCGCTCAATCAGAAGCTCGCAGCCGACAAGCGTGCAGCTGTGGCCGAGTTTGTGCCGCTGTATGAGAAGGCCATTGCAGCGCCAGAAGGCAGCGCAACACGCAGGCAGTTTGCCAACGAGATCGCAACGCTTGCAAGAAAATCACCAGACGCTGTGCCGCTGGGTGTCATCAAAGACTTGCTGGAGCCCAGCAAAGAGGGCAACCCGCTCGCTGAGTTTAATGTGCTGCGCGGCATTTACGAAGGCACGATCACCAACCCTGACCAAATCTTTAAGAACAATTCGCTCAATGGCAAACAGAAGGTTTCTGCGCTGAAGCTGCTGACCAGTGAAGACAGGCGCGACCAGCGTGATCTGGACACTGGCCTAGCCAAGCTGGCTGGCATTCCGACAATGCCTGGCTCAGTGACTGTGCTTGACCCCAAGGGCACTGAGTTCCAGCGCTTGCAGCAGCTGCGCGCATCGGCTCTGGCCATCCAGTCTAAAGCCATGTCTGAGAACAAGATTCTGCAGCCACGCCAGATTCTTGACGAAGTGTCCAAAGACCTGGAAGCCAAACGCAACACAGAGCAGGCCAAGGCTGCTAAAACCGCACTGATAAATGTGTGGGAGAAGAAGGCCGGTGGCCCTATCACCCGCGACACCCTGCCAGGTCTGGAGAACAGCAAGAAGCTCAAGCCTGCTGAGATAACACAAATCAAAAAACTGCTTGACCAGGCAGAAGGGATTCAATAATGGCCTTCAGTGCAATTGAAAACAAATACCTGTCGGCTCTTACCGCAGTACAGTTCCCAACAGAACCGGTTGAGCAAGAGATGGCAACTGCGCCAGAGAAGCCAATGGCTCCTGGCCAGCGACCTGGCGACATCCTGGTAGCAGAAGTTGGCTCTAGGGGTTTACCCGACTTCGCCTACAGCGGGAACAAGCCGGCAGAGATGAAGCCCTACGACCCCACCGTGCGCGAGCGCCTGGCCAGCTTTTTACAGGCTGGCTTTGAAGGTATGGGCGTGGATCGATTTAAAGCCCGTCAGAACGCGCAAACCCTTTTGGGCGGCCCTAGTAGCAACCTGCCTCTGAATCTTGGTCTGGCAGACGTTGTGCCCTTCCTGGGCACTGGTTTGCAGACTGAGGAAGCTGTGCGCATGGGCGGCGAGGCCGTCACGTCTGCGCAGCAGGGTAACTACGGCACAGCTGCAATGCAGGCCGGTGGGGCTGTCATTGGTATGGTGCCAGGTGTGGCCGGTACGGTCAAAGCTGCCAAGCCACTGATTCCCAAAGCAGCCGAGATGACAATCAACGCGCTGGAAAGAAGCGGCATGCCTGCGCGTGGCCTGGGCATTGTCGAGTCTGGCCCATCATTGTCAGGCGCACCAATACCCCTTACACGTCAGGAAAAAAGCGTAGTCATTGCTGCTGGAAAACGTAATCAAGAGCTACGTCAAACTGCAACTAAAGCTATTGAAAATTTGCATAGCAATTATTCAGAGGCTGACGGCTGGCTGCCAATTGAGGCAAGCAACGTCACGTTTAAGACAGGCAAATCAGGTGAAAGACTAGCAGAGGTTGAAACAACAAAAGTCCCCTACGATTTTCACACTCCACCAAGTGACGTGCCCAAAGAAGCGTGGCAGGCAACATTGTCATCTGGGTTGGTTGATGAAGTGCAAACGGTTGTTAGTAGGGCGGCATCAGGGGATCAGGCTGCAATTGAAATTCTGAATCAAGCAAGTTGGTACCGTTCAATGCGTGATCGACTGCGTGGGGAGTTTGGTGGCATTGGTGATGTTTTTGCAGACGTACTTGGTACAACATCGGCACAAACTGGCGTTGAACAAAACTTTGACAATGCTGTGGAAATATTGCGCCGGTTTAGTCGCGGCGAGTATGACACCGAGCTTGCTGCATTTGAGAAGCGCATTGCTGCCGGACTGCCCATTGACGGCAAAACCCTGACAGAGATGCACAAGAGTGGTGAGTTTCCACTGATCACAAAAGCCAGTGGTCAACTATTCAACGCCAATAGCCCATCATCCATGGGTGCATTGATGGACATGTTCCGCTCAATCAAAACTGGTGATTCGCCCAAGACACCGAACTTCACTGGCAATCTTATTGGCTTGACCAATGAGGCGACTATTGATGTGTGGGCTGCGCGCATGTTGCGGCGCTTGGCTGATTTGCCACGCATACCGCCACCAGCTGAAAAGGGTGTAGCTGGTAAGCATCTTGTTGGCTCTTCACTCTACGATCCAAAAGTTGGCAGTGAGTTTGGTTTTGGACAGGATGTGTTTCGAGAGGCTGCTGATGAAATTAACAAGAGCGGCATGCTAAAAAATGTGGCTCCACAAATTGGCGATCTTGGCCCAGACGACTTGCAGGCGGTTGCATGGTTTATTGAAAAAGAAAACTGGACAAGAAACGGCTGGACAACCAAGGCTGGTGAAGGTGGGTCATTGGATTTTGAAATGTCTTTTGCTGGCGCTGCAGACCCACAAACGGTCAAAGACTTGCGGCGTGAGATTAACGCGGGATTCAAGCCGCCAGCAGAACGTAAATCCGAAACAGCTGAAGAGTATGCCACGCGTGTTCAAGAGGCAAAAAAGGCATACGACGCAAACAAGGTGGCCAAACAGCAGCAACTTGCAAACATGGAAGCTGATGTTGACAGGTATGCCCTGGGTGTTTCTGGTGAGCGCCCCGATAAACCAATGAGCAACTATGCGCAGGCTGAATTGGCCGCTGAGTTTGATGATGTCGTACGCAATGACAAGAGCGTGGTTACCTATAACTTGGCTAACACATACGGTTCATTTATGGGCCAGACCGAGCGAGCGCTAAACGCTGAGTTTGTTGCCCGGCAAAACTTTGATCCAGCGCCACTTGAGCGCCGTTTGGTAGAGCAAGGCAAAGCCTACGATCAAGATGCTGTGTTTATTTCCAAGGTAGTAAAAGATGGCGCCGGGCCAAACAGTAGGCCAGGTGTAGAAATTTACTTCAAGCAAAAAATGACGCCAGCACAAATGGCTGCAGTGACGGCAAAGCTGCGCCAATACGGCGTAGACGGGTTCACTTATGTAACAGATATGCGCTTTAACGACCGCGTCAACGTACAGGCAAAAGCTGGTGGCGCAGAAACTGCAGGTCTAAATGGACTACGTTTTCAGTACATTCCTGAGTTCGATGACGCTTTTAACGCGGCAGATCGAGCTAGAATCATGCAAGAAAAAGAAGACCTGTTTCAAGACATTGTTGGCGATATAATCCAACAAGGCAATGTATCGGATGCGCGCATGGTGTATTACGATACGAAGGTCTATTTTAGGAGCGATTACGATGGGTACCTTGCAAGAACAGCTGGACAGGCTAATCAAGCGCAAGGGGGAGCAAGACCCCCTGGTGCAAGTGTTGCGCAACCAAATAGAGGCAGAGAAGTCAGGTCAAAATCTACAGGGCTTATATCTGACCGGCTCCGTCAAGAAGAAACAGGAACAACCAACCAAGTAACCGGGGGCCGTCGCGCTCCGAAGTCTGGAGTTTAGTGATGGCCATTCAACCTCTTGATCAACGCCTAAACAGCATTCTGCCAGCAGCACCAGCTGCAGCGCCAGCAGACCCGACCAAGCTAGAACCCATGCCTGCCGAGCAGGCGCAAATGGGTGAAGAGGAAACACTCACCGACAAGCCTGGCACGCCCAGCATGGCCGAAGGCATCCAAGTTGCCGGGCCAATGGATGCCGCCATTCGCAAACTGATTACGCGCCAGGGCACAAAAGCCGAGCGCAACCTGGTGCCAGAAGCCGCCAGGCTTGCGCCAGGCGAGATGCCAGACGCAGCCAAGGCTGGCCGTTACAAGCTGATCCCAGAAGCTGACCAAACGCTGACAGACACGGTTGGCGCAGCTGTTAGTCGCAGGCAGACATATGGCATCACACAAGGCAAGCCTGGCGGCACGCCTGATGAGCCATTTAACTTAGCGCGCTACCAGACCGAAAACGCTGCCGGCATTGTGGCTGGTGTGGCCGATGCGCTGAACATCAGAACCAAAGCCGTCACGTTCGATGAGATCAAAGCCAAGGCTGCAGAGTCTGGCATTGGCGAATCATTCCTGACCAGGCTGATTGGCGCTGACGGCAAGATGATGGCCAACGCTGTTGAGACATACAAAGCCCTGGAGGTTTTAGAAACCAGCGCCAACGAGCTCGACAAGCTGTTCAAGCTGGTCAACTCTGGCATGGCCACCGACGCTGACAAGCTGATGCTGCGCCAGCAGGTGGCCTTCCACGGCATGATCCAAAAGGGTGTCAAGGGCATCCAGACTGAGACAGCTCGCGCCCTGGCAGTATTCCGCATTCCCCGCGATGGCAATGCCCAGGTCATTCGCCAGGTGCTGGAAGAGTACGGTGGCGACGGTGCCCTGCAAGACATGGCCCGCAGCTATTTGTCGCTGGAGTCACGCGCTGCTCAGAATGCCATGATCGAGAAGTCGATGATGTCTGGCGTAAAGGATGTCTGGTTTACAACCTTCATCAACGGCCTGCTGTCCTCGCCGGTGTCGCATGCCAAGAACATTGTGTCAAACACCATGTTTGGCTTGTACCAAATCCCCGAGCGCATGGTCGCGGCCATGTACGGCAACGTGCTGCCAACAGGCGTGCGCAGCTGGAAGTCTCTGGTGCCAGGCTCCGAGGCCGAGAAGGTCGGCATGGACGAAGCGCTCACCATGGTGCAGTCGCTACGCAATGGCATTGTTGAGGGCATGCAGCTGGCCAGCACTGCCTGGAAGAACAACGCGCCTAGCGACTTGATGACCAAGATCGAGATGCAGCGTGGCGGTTATGAACCCACAATCAGCTCTGGTGCGTTTGGCATCGAGCAAGACAAGTGGCTTGCCAAGGCGCTGGACTTCTACGGCACAGCTGTGACCATTCCTGGTCGCGCACTGATGACCGAAGATGAGTTCTTCAAGGGTGTGCTGTACCGCATGGAGCTCAACACCCAGATCACCCGCCGTGGCAAGGTCGTCTACCGCGAAGGCGTCGAGGCTGGCTTGTCTGAGACAGACGCCATGGCCAAGGCATCGCTTGAGATCGAGGGTTTATTCCAGAACCCACCGCGTGACCTGGACGAAGCAGCCATGCTGTTTGCGCAGAAGGGTACGTTCACTGCCGAGCTGCCCCCTGCATTGAAGAACTTGCAAGAGGTGTTCAATCACCCAGCGCTCAAAGTGGTGGTACCGTTCTTCAAGACACCGGCCAACATTGGCCTGCAAGTTATTGAGCGCACACCGTTTGCACCGCTGTCTTCGCAGTGGCGTGAAGAGCTGGCCAAGGGCGGCATCTACCGCGACATGGCCCTGGCCAAGGTCACGCTTGGATCAGCAGTCCTGGCTACCTACGCAGCACTGTCTGCTGAAGGTCACATCACTGGCCGTGGCCCAGAGCGCAAGGCAGACCGCGAGGCTCTCATGCGCGACGGCTGGATGCCCTACTCCATCAAAGTTGGCGACACTTACTACAGCTACCAGGGCATGGAGCCAGTCTCAGCGCTGATGGCCATCGCTGCCGATTACGCTGAGTATGCTAAGCATGAGCCCGATGCCAGCAAAGTGGAAGAGGTGTTCCTGGGCGCGACGTATGGCTTGTATGAATACCTCAAAGAGCAGCCTTATTTGCAGGGCATTGCTGACGTGGCCAAGCTGATTGGCACCAACCAGCAAGGCGCTGTTGACGGCAAGAAGGTTGTTGACGGCCTGGTTAAACAGTTTGGCGGGTTTGTTATTGGCGGCTCACCAGCTGGCGTTTACAGCTCCCTGGTCGCTGGTATCTCACGCTTGTCTGATCCAACCAGGAAGGACACACGCGCCGACCCCGAGCTACCCATGGGTGTGCGCGGGTTTGTCGAGGCGTTCAACAAGTACAAATCACGCCTGCCCTACTTCAACTCCGATCTGCCCGAGGCATTGAACCTGTGGGGTGACCCAGTGCTGACATCGCGTGGCAACCCCATGGAGCTGGTGCTGCCGACCCGCGTCAGCCCTGCTCAGTTCAGCCTGGTTGACGACGCCCTGGTGCGCATTGGCTCACCCGTTGGCATGCCCGACAAGAAGGTTGACGGTGTCGAAATGACGGCTGAGCAGTACAACCGCCTGCTGACAATCTACGGCAAAGAGCTGCCATCCAAGCAAGGCATCATGGACGTGATGATGTCCCCAGGGTTTACCCTTCTGTCATTGGATGACCAGCAAAAAACCGTGCAGTCGGTTCACAGCAAATACATGCAAGCAGCTCAAGGCCAACTCAAACAAGAAGACCCTGCATTGCAGGCGCGGATTGCTGAGCTGCAAGAGCTGCGCAAGGCCAATGGCCTCTATTACAAACCTTAAAAAAATCGTACAATTTCCACTAGGAAGGATTGAGTTATGCCGATTCCAATTTCAAACGTAACCCGCCGAGTTGTATACGCAGCCAGTGGCACTGGCCCGTATGCGTTCACCTTTGAAATTCTGGCGAACACCGACATCGCTGTTTTCCGGGATGACACGCTGTTGACACTGACCACCGACTACACGGTGACCATTGCAGCAAACGGCACCGGCTCAATCACCCTGGTGGCCGCGCCCACTGGTGCGACACAGATCGCCATTGTTGGCAACCGCACCATCCAGCGCACTACAGACTTTGTGACTGGTGGCGACTTCTTTGCCAACACGGTCAACGATGAGATGGATCAGCAGACCATCTTTGCGCAGCAGAATGCCGAGGGTTTGCAGCGTGCGTTGAGCGCACCGCAGACTGACCCTACTACCATCAACATGACATTGCCCCGTGCATCTGTGCGAGCTAGCAAGGTGCTGTCGTTTGATGCAACTGGCAACCCTGCAGCCACAGAGTTTATTGGATCTAACCGTGGCAACTGGGCAAGCGGCACGCTGTATTACGTCCGAGACATCATCAAGGACACAACCAACAGCAACATCTGGCAAGTTATTACGCAGCACACATCAAGCGGTTCATTGCCAATTGGCACCAACGCTGATGCGGCAAAGTTCACCTTGCTGGTTGACGCAGCTGCTGCTGGAACGTCGGCCACAGCTGCTGCTGCTTCAGCATCGGCAGCCGCAACATCTGCAAGCAATGCATCCACATCGGCCACCAATGCGGCCAGCTCTGCCAGCACCGCGTCAACCCAAGCAAGCAACGCTTCGACCTCTGCCACCAACGCGGCAAACTCTGCCAGCGCTGCATCGAGTTCAGCCAGTACGGCTAGCACAGCAGCCACAAACACTGGCAACAGCGCAACAGCTGCTGCAACAAGTGCAACAAATGCAAGCAACAGCGGAACCTCGGCCAGCACCTCGGCCAGCAACGCAAGCAGCTCAGCATCGGCAGCCAGCACGTCTGAATCCAATGCAAGCACATCTGCGACTAATGCCGCCAACTCAGCAAGCACTGCTACCACCCAGGCGACCAATGCGTCAACCAGTGCAGGCACAGCCACCACGCAGGCAACAAACGCTGCCAGTTCTGCTACTGCTGCCGCAGCGTCAGCTGCTGCCGCTGCTGCTAGCTTTGATGCATTCGATGATATCTACCTGGGCGCCAAAACAAGCAACCCTACACTTGACAACGACGGCAACGCATTGACCACTGGTGACCAGTACTTTAATACTGTGGCTAATGAACTGCGCGTGTGGAATGGCTCAACCTGGCAGACTGCGTCTACTGTTGGCGGCACGGTAACCAGCATCAATGTAACCGGCTTGGCAACGCTAGCTACTGGTGCTATTCTGAATACACCTGCAAGTGCAACCCTGACCAATGCAACAGGACTTCCCCTGACTACTGGTGTAACAGGAACACTCCCTACTGCCAATGGTGGTACTAACCTCACATCATTCACATCAGGCGGTGTGGTTTACGCATCTAGTTCTAGTGCATTGGCTACTGGCTCTGCGCTTACTTTTGATGGGACTAACTTTGCTGTTGTTGGTGGAAACGCAACAATTAATAGAAGTACCAACACATCAAGACTTACGCTTGGTGGTTCACCATCCGCAAACTGGGAAGGTGACATTCAGTTTGTTACTTCAAATACACAAACCAATTGGCGTGTTTCTTCAAACCAAGTTGCTTCTGGTGCGTTTACGATTACGCCATCTACGGCTGGTGGTGGTAGCACGTTTACAAGCCCTGCTGTATTAATTGATTCTTCTAGTAATGTAGGTATTGGTACAAGTTCGCCTAAAGAAAAACTTGATAGCCGTGGTGCGGCAGTATTTAGCGGAGATAACGCAACAGGCACAAATGCTTTTGGAACAGCAGAGGGTTTATTGCTTTCTACGGCTTCGGGTGTGGCACGAATTACAGCGGTAAGTAATGGTGCAAACAATGTAAATCTTGTTCTTAGGTCACTTAATGCGGGTTCAGCTTCTAGCACTTTGATGCTTGATTACGCAGGCAATCTAGGCTTGGGAGTTACTCCGAGTGCTTGGGGTGGCTCAATCAAGGCTTTAGAAGGATATTCAACATCTGGTTCTTGGTCTATTGCTTCAGGTGGCGGTTTAGGCTCTGCATTAAACATACAAAGCAATGCCTATTACGATGGTTCAAATTGGATTTATAAATCAACCAGTCCTGCCGCTAATTATTACCAATCTGCGGGTACTCACGTTTGGCGCACAGCAGCATCAGGTACAGCAGGAAACGCTATCTCCTTTACTCAGGCGATGACTCTGGATGCTAGTGGGAATTTGCTTTTGAACCGCACAGGCACAGACGGGTCCACAGTTCTCCAAGTCGCAACAAAAAGCAACTATGGTATTGGAGTTCAGTCGGGAGTAACAACAACGCAATACGTTCTTGAATTCCGAAACGCTAATGGCGTAGTTGGTACAGTCACTACAGGTGGCTCTGCTACCACTTACAACACATCTTCCGACTACAGATTAAAAGAAATCACAGGCGCACTCACAGGTTACAAAGAACGCTTAATGTCTTTGTTGCCAAAACAAGGCACTTGGATTGTTGATGGCTCTGAATTCCGAGGTTTTGTTGCGCACGATTTTGCAAATCCGTATCCCAAATCAGTTGTTGGTGAAAAAGATGCAGTAGATGCTGATGGCAATCCAATCATGCAATCTATGCAAGCATCAAGTTCAGAAGTTATGGCTGACTTGGTTGCAATGGTGCAAGAACAACAAGCAATCATTGACTCACTCAAGGCACGACTTGATGCCGCTAACCTTTAAAGGAAAACTAACATGACTACTATCACTTGGGGCATTACAAATCTTGACCGCAAAACAGCAGATGGTTTTGTAACCACAGCACATTGGCAAGCCACAGCAGTAGATGGCGAACACACAGCATCCATTTACTCAACTTGCTCATGGGCAGATGGCACAGTCAACATTGCTTATGACGCATTGACTCCTGAAACAGTTTTGGGTTGGGTATGGGAATCGGTCGATAAGACTGCTACTGAGACTGCTTTGGCTTCTCAGATTGCTTTGCAGAAGAATCCTGTTACTGCTTCTGGCACTCCTTGGGGTCAAGCATGAAGCTAGAGTTAGAAGTTAACGAGATTAACTTTGTATTGCAGACCCTTGGTGAATTGCCAAGCAAGTCTGGTGTATGGCCTCTGATTCTTAAAATCAAAGAGCAAGCTGAAACTCAGTTACCTAAAGACGCACCAACGGAGTGAGTTATGGAAGTCACCCATTCGCAAATCTACGAGAGACTGCTTGCAGTTGAATCTAAGGTAGATAGCATAGACCAGAACACAAAAGGTCTTGTAGAGGCTATGAAGGCTCTTGATGGGGCTTTTAAAGTCTTGGGATGGATTGCTTCTGCTGCCAAGCCTATTCTGTGGGTAGCTGGTCTAATCATGGCGGCTGGTGCTGTTTGGCAGACTTGGATTAAAAAATGAAAGATTGGGCTTTCGCTTTCACGAGCGCAGCCCTTTTCTGCATTACTGTTATTTGGTGTGCCTACATTATTTTGTGGGCATGGTACTAGCGTTTTTGTTGGCTGTAACTATTGAGTACAGGTGTGTTAAGTGGGTTTGGGTTGGGGATGTTTACAACCGAAAAGTCTACTGTATTGAATGGAAAAAGGTAGATAAGAAATGATAGACCCCATCACAGCACTAGCTGGCATACAGTCAGCAATCAGCATGGTCAAGAAGGCAGCAGGAGTTGCCCAAGACTTAGGCTCACTTGCGCCCATGATTGGCAAGTTGTTTGATGCTAAGTCTGTAGCTACCAAAGCCATGCTTCAAGCCAAGCAGTCTGGCAAAGGCTCAAACATGGGTACTGCTCTCCAGATTGAGATGGCCCTTGAACAAGCGAGAGCCTTTGAGGAGGAGTTAAAGCTGCTTTTCATGCAAACTGGCAAAATTGACATATGGCAGAAGATTAAGGCTCGTCAAGCAGAGATGGACTTGGCAGACGCTAAAGAGATAAGTGCGCTAAAGAGGGCAGAGAAAGCAGCCAAAGAAAAAGAGCAAGAGATGAACGAAATTGCCATGATCATTGGCGGTGTGGCTTTTGTCTTGTTTCTGGTGTTCATTGGGGTCAATGAACTGATGACATTCTGCGAGACAACAAGAAGGTGTGGTCGGTGAATGAGTATCAGAAGACCTTTGACCTATGCCTCAAAATATTCGTTTACGGGTGCGTGGCTTTATATGCCCTTGGCTTCCTCAAATTTTTGCCAGATGACTTGTCGGACCGGATCGTCAATTTACTGCTGGGTAGAATAGGATTAGGCAAATGAGATATTTATTGCTTCTGTTACTGCTGACTGGCTGCGAAGAGAAATATCGCTACAAGTGCCAGAATCCTGATCAATTCCACGCACCAGAGTGCCAAAAGCCTAGATGTATGTTTACCCAGACTTGTCCTGAGTATTTAGTCGCACCTATCTTGGAGAAAAAAGTTGACGAAGTTAAACCTAACAACTGAAGAGATCGAGGTCAGGGTCTGGAGCATTGTGGTGCTTGCTGTTACCCTGATTCTTTTCTTTATCGTGATTGCGCTTTTGTACTCTGTGACTTTTGTCACCCAGCCAATCAAGAGCATGGCCCCAATTGACCAGGCTTACACCAAGATGCTGAACGACATTGTTCTGCTAATTGTGGGCGGCATTGGCGGTGTTATCGGTAAACGGGCAATGACCTCTAGGCAGCAGCCACCACCCATGCAGATGGGCCAATGCCCTGGTCAGCCGATGGGCCAGCAATATGGCCAGTATGGATACAGCAACAATCACGGGTTTAATGCCACCACCAACGGCATCCCTAACCAGCCATTTGGCGCCATGCCCAAGTGGACCAATCCAGAATTAGACGAGTCTTGGACTCCTGGTCCACCCCCAGACACGCCACCGGACCATCTTGAGGATGACCATGAGCGCGAACAGCTGGCGCAGGCCAGACAGGAGTCAGAATAATGTTTGGCATCCCACTACCCTATATCGCCCTGGCAATCGGCATTGCTTTGTTTGGCTCTTACCGAGGTGGCTATCACTTTGGCTGGGAAGACAGGGACAATGACATGAAGATTGCCATTGCCCAAAAGAATGATGAAGCCAGAGCCAAAGAGAAAGAGCTTGGCGAAAAACTGCAAGATCAGGAAACGAAACTCAGAAAGGCCCAAGATGATGTCAAGAAAAAGCAGTCTGCTATGCATGAGCTTGCTCGCACTGGTCGGCTGCGGCTCCCAGCCCCAAGTTGTCCACAAGCCAATGCAAGTGCCACCATTGCCACTGGAAATCCACAACCCAGCCAGCCCGATCAAAGCGAACTTGAGCGACAGACTATTGCAGCTCTTATCGACATCGCAGCAGATGGAGACAAAGCCATTGTCAAGCTCAACGCCTGCGCCAGTGCCTACGAAGAAGTAAGGAGACTTGTCAATGGTCAATAGTCAGCAGCTCCAGCAACTGCACATTGGTCCAGAGTGGGTCGATGCGCTTAACGAGACTTTCCAGCGCTTTGACATTTCAACGCCACTGAGACAGGCTGCCTTTATCGGCCAATGTGGCCATGAGTGTGGCAACTTCAAGGTGCTGCAAGAAAATCTTAATTACAGGGCAGAGGCTCTGCAAAAGCTCTGGCCCAAGCGCTTTGACGCGGCCAAGGCCCAAGCCTGCGCCAGAAATCCAAAGCTCATTGCCACAGTCGTTTACTCAAACCGGATGGGCAACCGAGATGAGGCAAGTGGGGATGCTTGGCGGTTTATTGGCCGAGGATGCATCCAGCTGACTGGCTCTAGCAATTATTTTCATGCAGGCAAAGCGCTTGGCGTGGACCTGATCATGCAGCCCGAGCTGGTGGCCACGCCCCAGTATGCAGCCCTGACTGCCGGATGGTTTTGGGACACCCACAAGCTCAACCAGTATGCAGATGCCCAGGACTACAAAATGATGACCAAGAAAATCAATGGTGGCTTCATCGGTCTTGACGACCGAATCAAGCACATCAATTTGGCTCTCACCGTTTTGCAGACCTGATCAATTGATTTACTGCGCAGCGCCCAGTGCGTTGATGCGCTTCTGGTAGTTGGCTGTGTGTCTGATCCGCTTCATGGTATCGATGCGGTCAAGCGTCCCCTGGTTGCAGCCCTTTAGCTCTTTGAGGATTGTCATGCGTTCGCGTGCTGGTCGCTTGCCTGCTTTCGCGGTCTTGTCGGCCAGCTCTTCGTATGCGTCTGCCCATTCATCCAATGTGTCATGCACACTGTGTGGCTGCTCTTTGCCTGGAACAAACAAAGCAAAGCCAATGGCCGCAGGCTCATCAGGTGAGCTTGTCTCATCCACCTCGGGTATATCCACCACTTCAAAGCGCTCAACCATCTTGTCTACAAAATCGATGGCATCATCAATCGCATCAAGTACTGGATCAGGCTCAATTGTTTTGGCCTCAATAATCTCAACTGGCTTAGCCACCATGTCAAGGGGGTTTGCAGGGGCCTGGCGGGGCGCTGGAGCGCTTTTCGCTTCGTCAGGGTAGTCATGGGCCTCTTCGGCTGTGATCAAGCCTGTAAGAACGTCAGCAAAGGCATCGCGCAGGGCGAAGCCGCGAGCTCGCATCTGCATCATGCGCTTGGGGTATGCCTGCCATGGGCCTGTCTTGCCCCACAGGCCAGCTCGCTTGGCATCTTCGACAGAGAACTTGAAGATCACTGGGGTGCGGCCTTTGCGCTTGGCAACGCAGACAGCCACGGGGTTGGGCGTGCCTTCGTTCTCAAAGTATTCCTCGATGTTCTCGCACGTTGGGCTGGCCTGCACCAAGGCCATGAGTGAGTCGCCATACATGCTGGGCTTGCCGTTGATCACCGCAATGTTCTGCAGCGCTTGCATGGGTGCCATGCCCATCTCATAACCCCACTGCAAGCAGACCAGGACATCATTGGGTTTACCCTGATATGCCCTGGGCACCATGCTGGAGCTGGCCAGCATCTCGCTGAATTGGATGGCCTCTGTGAGGGTGGTTGGCGCGAAGCCGCGCTGGTTAGTGGTTGTGAGTTGCATTCTGTTCTTCCTCTTCGATGTACTGTTTCATGGTTGTAAA